AATTGTTACTTAATATCATCTAGATTTAAAGTAACAATTTTATCATTGCCTTCTTTAACGATGGCTTCATTTGTTACTTCATCAACTGCCTTTTCACACTCTGGCTGGAGTGCCATTTCTCTATATTTGACAACCAATTCTGCTTCAGTCTTAGCAGAACCTTCCATGTCCAAATAAGTGCCATAGGTGCCACCAGCAGTGACAACCATAGCACCATCATCTGTTTCCTTAGGCGCAAAAGAAGAAAGATCTAAATCATCTTTCTTCTTAGCAATTTCCCATCCAAATAATTCCAAAGCGGCACTCCTTTAATCCATAATATAATGTATTTATATCACTTAATTCAATCCGCCCCCATCACCAGTAGTTCCCGCATCACCACTAGTTGAAATTTCCCACCAATCATATGTGAACTGAACATCGAACGATTCAAACACATTAACTGCATTCCAATCCAACCGAATTGGCTGAATTGATGTTGGATAAAGTCCATTGAACTTATATGCTCTAAGGGCTTCGCCAGTTTTTGCAAGTTGAGTCACAATAGCAGTTGATTTATAGCCCTGAGAAGCAACAGATGGATCGCGAGTGTTTAGCTCTCTCTTATTAATAAGATTGGACCATGTTTCAAGAGCGTTACGAACTGCAAAGTTCTCATCGTTCATAATTGTAACATTCCATGGTTGATATGTTCTATCACCAGCAAAATTTACAATACGACCAAAATATGGAACTGCAATGTTTCCAAGATCTGATGCAGGAATAGATGTTGAACTTACCAGAAACTGAGTTAGCTGGCTTGTGGTATTGTCTTGAGGAATGGTAATCGATACATTGAATAATGTAGGACGCGCACCCTCGAATTGAAAGTTTGATAGAATATCGGTGATACTGAAAGCCATTGTATTGCTCCTTATATTTTCTTATTAACCGCCAAATGTACCAACGATTGTGTTGAAATCTACTCCGGTACGAACCGCCACAAAATTTAGAGTTATGTAATTGATTGATCTGGCTGGCTGAATATAGATGTCACCAACAAACTGATTTCCGTCAATAACAGCTTGGGTATTATTTGTTTTATCGCAAACAACTCTGAAATCATAGATACCACGACGCCCTTGAATCTGTCTGAGATATGGAGTTACCATATTAACAAATTGTGAACGAGTAAAGGTATCATTGAATTCAAAAAGACTTTGCTGTGCAGCAATGGAAATTGCCTTTTCTAGAACAATAAACAGTCTACGGACATTGATGTGATCGAATGCTGATGGATGACCAATCATAGTTTTATCACCATATAGAACAGTCCCCTGACTCTGGAAAGTTGCTACAGGATTAATATAGTTAATGTATAGAAGATCACGCTGTGCTTGATTTGGATTATAAGCAAGTTTAGTAACGTTCTTAATCTGACCACGATTAAATCCAGCAGGAGACCACCAAGGATCGTTGGTATAATCTGTACCAGCACAAAGACCTGCGATATCGCCATTCAATGGAACCCAATGATATGTATCATTATACTTGTCGTATTGATACTTGTAGTTGCCGTCCATTACAGCATATGAACTTGCATAGGTGATACCCTGAGTTGCAAAATTAACTGCATACTGAGCATAATCGCCAGAAGTAAGCGTAGATTGAATAATTCCACTGTCAGGTGAAATAAATGCTACGCAATCTTTACGAGCAGATGAAATGTTGCCGATAATGTAGTTAGCTAGACCGGCGTTACCAAATGTAGTAGAACCAATTGCTTTACCCTGAAGCAGAAGAGAAATGTCAACATCAGCTTTAGTTTTATAAAGATCATATGCCTGAGCAATTGGACCTAAAGCAATGCTAGATTCATTTGAACCATCTGCGCCGCTTACCATAACTGCAGTAAGTGGTGTTGTAGTTGTAGAGTTGGCAATAGCATTAGCCAGACCAACGGTTGTACCAGTTCTTACAAATGTACCACTAGCATAGATGAAATTTGAACCAAGATTTATTACATTCTTGTAGAAATTGGTTGCGCCCTGTGTAGTTTTGGCATCAGTTGCACGAGACATTGATGGCCAAGTTTCCAGAATCTGATTTGGTGTTCCGGTGAAAGCGCCATACTTATCAGCAACAACTACATGGATTTCGTCTTGAGTTGTGAGTCCCAAAGCAGAAGTCGAAGTTGTTGTAGAAGGTGCTCTGGTTACAGCATTATAATATTCCCAGTAACGCTGAGTTGTATTGCTTGATGCTGAAATGTTTGTTGAAAGATTATAATTTGTTGCAAAAGAAACTGTAGAACCATTTGAATAATAATTGCCGTTACTTGAAGATTCTGCTCCAACAGGATTTGTGAACCCAGTAACCTGAAGCAACTGATATCCTATCTGAGAATTACCAACTTTAATCCAATCGCCAACAGTTAATGAATTAACAACGGAATTTGCTGCAGTGTTACCAGACCCCTGAGTGACAGAAGATGCATTTACCACAGCAACATTTGAGCCAACTGTGAAGTTGATTACAGCAGAATTTGCAACAAGATTTGATGAATATACAGCAGCACTATCACAAACTGAAATCTTAATTGAATTACCAAGACTACCAGCATATCTAGCAACATATGAAATGTTGGCATCAAGCGTAGTATTTGAGAAATCTTGATAGTTATCAAGCTGAGGTGCAGTTGCTGCGCCAGTTGTATTTGCAACGGCATTTAACGCAGATGAATCATATGCACGAACAACATATAGAGCATTGCCATAAGCCAAGAAGTTGGCTGCAGTAAAGAATGTCTCGTAGTTGTTGGCATTTGGTTTACCAAACTTTTGAACTAACTGAGTTTCTGAATTGATCAGAGTGCGCTGATAAGCAGGCCCCCACTGAAAAACACCAGCAACGGCACCAACAGAGGTTGATACTGCCGGAATTACCGTGGTAGCATCAAATTCGCTTACATTTACGCCGGGACTTACTTGAATCATATAAAACTCCTATTGCTTAATAAATCGGATTTATGTTTATATTTATAATTTCTGACTTTTTAAAATCTATGACCAGTCAATCCTATAGCAGGATTTTCATACTCGTCTTGATAATATCCATCAGGATGAAAATCCATATTATAGAATGAATCGATAGATCCTACAGATTCGTTTGGCATATTCCAATTATCGGTTAAAATACCAAAAGGCGTTACGGATTGCTCAATCAAATCTTTATTTTCTTCCCACAGATCGGATCTAACGTCTGTTTCGGTTTGACCAATGAAATATTTCTGAGCAACTGCCCACCCAAACATAACAAGGCACATCACAAGATCATCATGTTCTCCTTGTTCAGCTTCGTATGATGATCTATTTTCGATAAATCTAAAAAGTTCATAAATGATATCATAATCATGAAAGACTAATTTGTCGGATTCGATAATATTTTTAAGGTTAGCACATCCTATTCTTTTGGTTTGTTTAGTCTGCCTAATTCCTCGAATTGGACGAACCTTATGAGTTCCACCCATACTAACTCCTGCACGACCTTTGACTTGAGTTAAAACAACTCCTTCATATTCTAGATCATAGAATAAAATATCTGAAATTTGTTGACCGTTATCATTAATTTCGATCAAAACTAATGCTTCATTATAATGTTTACCGGCTCTCCAAATAATATTTGGATATAATAGAGGAGCAATTTCATTATTTCTATATTTTGCTACAACTCTATATGGAATATTAGTAACATCAAATACAACAAATGCAGAATAATCGATTGAAACCCCTCTAGAAACGTCTACTGTCATAAAATATCTATGACCGGGAATAGGTTCTTCATAAATGTCAAGATCTTCAAATTTATGAAGAGGTTCTTTCCATGTTAATTGTTGAAGTTTCTTGGCGTCTATAAGGGTATTAGATGATCCAAGGAAATGACAATTGTGACTTACTATTCCATTAGAATAATATAGATGCTGAGTTCCGGAATTTACAATATCATATAGATCAATTTTTCGTTTGATGTTTCTTTTAGAAATAACAAAACACCCAGAAGTTTCTGTCTTGACTTCTGTTTTTTTGTCTAGTATCTTTGCCGCAATAATTCCATCTATGGTATCAAATGGATGATCTTCCGAACATTTAATTTCAACTCCATTGGAAAATTTTAAATGAATATATCGATCTTTTTTAATCTTGTTTACGCCAAGAAAAGGCACATACCCTTCAGGAGATTTTATCTTATAATTGAAGTTATTAAGAACTACTGTTTCAGGAAGTCCATACATTCTTTTAATACCCTATCCGGAAAATTATAATAATCTTCTTCTTTAACCCTAAAAATTTCAAATCCGCTTTCCATAAGATATTCATCTCTAGCAACATCTTTTATATCGTTTTTATGCCAATATATTCCATCAAATTCTATAATTTTATTGTTTAATACAAAATCAATTAAATATTTATGCTTGTTTAAATGCTCATGAAATTTTTTTGGAATTTTATTTACTATTGATCTATCAATTGTTATTATATGTTCGCCATTTAAGTCTGAATATTTACAAAAATCTTTAGGACCAATTACCAAATTGGAATATATAGAACCAAATAATTTTTGAGATATCATAGACACCCCAAATTTAGAATGCGTCATAATGCAGTTTTTACAGATATTTGCCTCGCTGTTTCCATATCCCATTCTATATGTATAAAATTTTAGCGGTTCTTTGCAGTGAATACATACATTAATATAATCTTTATCATAATCATTAATAATTCTATAAATTCTTTCGGTTATTTTCTTACTTGTTAAAATATGATCTTCAGTTAAATGTATTATTGAATTATATAAGTTAATATCTCCATTAAGTAAGGTCTTTGGAAATCCTCTGCTATCCAAGTCATATTCCCCTTGAGATATTTTACATTTTACTTCTTCTTGCGAATATAAAATAGGATCAAAATCCTTTTTATAATATTTAACTTCTTTTATAGTGATGTTTAATTTATCAGAAATTTCTTTGGCCGATAAAAATTTAAATTCATCAGATAGAATTAATTCTTTATTTTTAGAATTAACAAAGTATTCATTTTTTATACCATAATGTGCCATCAATTTACTTAGAGCGCCTCTATGGATATTTAATTCTTTCGATAGACTTAACACAGAATTATTAATCAATTTTTCTTCAAGATATTCTTTAGTTATATGTTTATATTTATTATTGTATCTTAGATTTGCGGATTCAGATTTACTTCTGCTTTGTATGTTAAATTTTTTAAACAATCTTAATATAGGTTGCCTATCGACATAACCAAAACATTTACCTATTTCATCAAGAGACATATTATTATCAAAATATAATTTTCTCAATTCCTCTTCAGTTATCTTTTTGGTTTTCTTTTTTAAGTTGCTCATATAAATCTCCTATAAATACTTGTGTATTATTTATATTTATAAGAGTTTGAGCGGAAATCGATTCAAATTCCTGCTCGAATTGGCGCAAACTTGAATTTTGCACAGTCATGTCTTTCCAGTCTTCATCCCTACCCGGAACCATAGACCAATGAACTGAACATCTTTCATATGAATTTCTACCCTCTTCAGAATCTGTCCATATCTTATAGAACATATTCATGCCATTAGGAGTAGAAGTGATTAATACTTTTGTCGTATTACCAGATGCAATTGTAGGATAAACTGACGCAAAAAACTCTTCCTGAATATTTGATGGAATAAATGCAAATTCGTCAAGATATACAAGATTTTGTGAGGTTCCACGAATAGCACTACTAGATGTAGCAGATGCTAAAATTTTGGACCCATTTTCTAATTCAATATCACCTTTGTTCCATGTGATAATTCCTTGCTGCAGCCATTTAGGTAAATGCTCATATGCATTTTGTATTCGCCCTAAGATTTCTCTTGCTTGTTTGTCTTTATTTGCCATAATAGCAATTGAGAAATCTTCATTAAATAGCACATACCACAAAATTAGAGAAGCAACAGTCTGTGTATTATGACTTAGAATTCCATTAGTATAATATCTGTGATCATTTGAATCTACAGTAATATCGAACATATTCTCTGAAATATTAGTTTCATAACATTCTGTTACTAATTCTGGACCATTTTCGGTAATGATTTTTGTTTTATTTGGAACGCAATTTTTAACAAATATTTCTTGCATATTATCATTGAATACAATATGATTATCCGCGCATTCTAGAAATAATCCAGATTCGGTTTTGATGTGCCACCGGACATATTCCACAGTTTTATGGATGGAAGAAATATTCTCCCATCCACTGTCAGTTAGAATTTCATAATCATCAATATCAAAAGATTCTATGAATTTTCTTTCTATTGAGTTAGAAAGTTTATGCATTGTTCAACCACTTCTTTTTTATTATTTTTATAATCTTTTTCTTTGATATGAAGAACTTCATAATCACTTTTTATGATTTGTTCATCTCTCAGATTTTCTCTGGCAGGATTGGCCATACAATCATTTTTGCACTTTAATGAACATATATTAATATTTACAGTTTCTTCACCAATCTGGACTTGATATTTCTTTTTCATCAATATTCCACATTGATTGCAATACATTCTACGAGCAGCTTTATTATAATTAACATTATTATTTTTAAGCCATTTTTGGATAGTAATTTTACTGACGCCAGATTTTTCTGAGATTTCTGTTAGAGAATAATCGGCATTTGCCAAATTAATAATATAATTTATTAGTTGCTCACGGTCTTCTTTAGTGTAATTATACTTTGTTCCCACATCGATCATGAAATTCTCCTATAGAGATCCGTTCAACAATACCGGTTTTCTTGTTCCTTATATCTATATATGTGTCTTTTGTCAAACACTTTCCAACTTGTCTCGGCATCTTTGCGATAACGAACCGGTTTTCTACCATTGTTTCGATCATTTCTTCCTGAAATGGCCATAACTCAAATGGAATCAAACCTCTATCAACGTTTACAATCTGAACATAATTCTTAATGAAATATATTGGATCTTGAGAGCATTTAACGTACTCTTGAATCTGATCTTCAGTCCAAGGAAGTCTAGTATCTGTAGACTTTAGTTTCTTATTACCTCTATACGTGCCAGCTACATGTTGTGCCATTATATATCCATTCTATTATTCAGAAGTGCCCTTAAGCATTTTCAAAAGTTCATTGGTCGATATTACTAAATTATTATTGATTGTTTGATGTGGCTCCGGTCTAGTGATTATACCTTGTCTTTTCTGATGAATATCTAGAAGGTCTTTACTAGTTGATGTAATAGTATCAACAAGTTTAGCCAACACTTCGAATGCTCTAGGGTGCTGACTTCCTTTAGCAATAGTGGCCAATTCTTGTAATGCGTTTTGACTGGTTTCTAAGGCACTTAGCATTGCATCTCTGGCAGTATCAAAATCTCCTTCAACCTTTTCATATTCAGTTTCTGGATTACCTTCTTGAATTGCAGGAAGAGTTTCCTTTTCTTCAATTGGCATTGGAGGCAAATTCAATAATGATGCTATAGGATCTGGTTTTTTTTCATCCATTATAAGTTCTCATTAAAATCTACGATAAATCCATAATTGGTATTTGCAGCAATTTGTGATGCAGGAATAGATTGTGCTGCATTGCTTGTGGGTTGTCCATTAGCGGTCAATCCGGGTTGCACATCAATTGTTTCTTGCGGTGAAGTTGTGCCAACATAAGAAGAAATATTCCCACTTGGTGACGCATAAGAATTGACAATAACTTCTTTAATTTGACTGGAATTCTGAACTGGTCCCCAAAGTTCCCCTTTGAGTGTAAATGTCATTTCCCAGATTACCCACTCTTTATCTTCAAAATTGCTGGCATATGTATCAACAGCATTAACAGTATTCAAAATAATAGGAACGTTTATCGAATAATTCATTTCTGGAATTAAATTAAGAGTTGTGTTCCACTGAGGAGTAAAGAATGGCATAATCTGTTCAACAATACGCAAAGCATCTTCTGTGTTTCTGCTAATAATTGATAATGTGATATCAAAATTATATGGAACAGGATTAAATTGAGTATACATTGTATTTGTTGAACTGTTGACTGCAGTATATTGTCCAATAGTATTTTTCTTTCTATCAGCATCATAACGAATGCCGGTAATCTCAAATGACATTCTTGGAAATACCATCGATACTTCACGAAGAAGATCTGGATTCTGAATATACCGAGTTAAGTACCTCTCCTTGGGTCCATACTGCAAAGGAACTTTTATGGTTTTTTGAGAAACCCCATTGGCATCGACTCTATCAATCCATATATCATCAAAGATCGATCCGAAGAGTATCACATATTTTCTTGTCAGACCCCAGTAGAAATTTTGTCCTAACATTTACAGAATACTCCCGAATGGGCTTTGTTTACTAAAATCTATAAATGCTTTACCTTCTGTGCTAAATAGACTATTCTGAGTTGTTCCATCAATATTATCTGGTGTGTACTGACCTTCTACCAATCCATCTCCATCTTGATCAACAAAATGGTCTCCTTGCCGATCTCCAAGGAAATAATCATCTGCAGCATTAGAGAATTTAGATTGAATATTATCGATTTCAGCCACACCAGTTTTAAGATCTTCGCTGCTATAATTAACACGTTCTGCCTTGATATCATAATAAGTCAGAAGACCGGTCTGATAGAAGTTTGATTCATGCTCAACAAACTTGACTTCAAACAAAGCATGTGTTAGCGGAAGGTATATAAAATCTCCCTCTAATGGACGAATAAGATTAGGCTGAAAATTAGTAAACTCTTCTTGCCAACGATTTCTCATCATAGAGAAAGTAATCTGATCGGCCATAGAAATACCAAATTTGGACATTAGGTCGCCTTCGCCTTGCCAACCTTGGAAAGTTTTGATGTATAATTCAATGAGAGTGGCTTGATCAAATTGACTCAGTGTGTCTTCTAGCCAAAGGCGGTCGATATTCACATGTGAACGAGGCATATAGTATGCATCAATACCATACCTCTGAATCATTTGAGTTCCTAGGTCCTGCAAAAGCTGCTGATATCCATCATGTGTAAAGTTGTCGAAAAACGTTGATACGGCCATTATACAAAAATCTTTCTATATATGAAAATTGTTCGTTTCATCCAAGCATAAAACTGACCGGAATACTGTAAGACGAAATCATCTCCGCTTCCATCTTAGCAATCTCTGTAGTGGCATCATTATATATCTTTTCGGCATTAAACTTAGCACCGCCGGGAAGAGCAATATCTTGATAAATTGTAAGATTCTGTCCCCAATTTTGCTTGATTAATTGTGTAGCATATTTTTGTAACCAACGATCAGACCATACATTTGTATAAGTGTCGGGATCAAGAACCTGATATGCCTCAATTACCATATATTGACCGGGGCCAACCATATCCCAATTCATATCAACATAGAGTCTATTAGATCTTCTGTTATAACGAAGTGGTTGTTGTCCGACGAGCAACTGCTCCAGTAACTGAATGTGTTGCATGGCCATATAATAAGGGACCATAGTGGTTGCAGTGAGATCGTAAAGATCATTCAGCGCAATCTGATAACGAATATTGAATAGATTATTGGTTGATAAAGAAGAACCAACAGGAAATACATTTACCGCACCAATAATATTAGATGGCATAGTCAAATATTTATTGGATATATCAGTTTGTTGAACTAAATATTTATAATATTGTTTCTCAGTACCATCAAAATGGAAATCTGCATAATATTGCAGAGCATCATCGATACGATCCTCAATCTGGTCGTTGTCCATATTGATCTGGGTTACAGGCGCGCCAAGACGGCGTAGGCAATATTGCTTGAATGATTCTCTGTCTGTAGGAAGTGCCATGATTATCTCCTTGTTGCTATATTTATGAAAATAACCATGGCAAGAATCTTATTCAGTAACTGGTGCAGGTGCTGCGGCAAGCTGTCTATCAGCCTGTTCCTTAATCTTTACCAGAAGAGGGTATGCACCAGATGATGTGGGAAGCTGACCAAGTGCGGTCAGAACACCATTTACTTCATCAAGGGTAAGAACGATATTAAGATTTGTCATTATATTCTCCTTCAATATTATTTATGCCCACGGCGGCGGTAATGATATAACTGGCGGGGTTATTAAAGCTTCAATGTTTTGTTGCAAATTGGTTTCGATATTAGCTATAGAATCAGGCCCAAGATTATCTTGAACCCAGCCAATCACTGTATTTTGGTCAAGTTCTGAATATGGAGTGAAATTCCCATCCGGTTGATAGGATACACCAACAACATTGCTTAATGAGGCAGATTGTTCTCCGTTAGTTGCCGTTACAGTATAGAATACTGTAACCACCAGATTATTCTCTGGAAGACAAACCATTTTATCAATAGACCAAGCGTACGTAATTGTCATAACTATTCCTATTTATCCTGCCACCCAAGCGGTGCCGTTGTCGAATACGGGTGTTTTAACTGACCCGCCGCCCGTGAGCGTGCCGAGGAACGTCGGAACAGTTGCATCGGTCACATAAGCCCTGCGCCCTGCCGTGCCCGCTGTGGGGAGTGTAGCAACGGTGTAGGCGGCAAGCTGGATGGTGCCGGTGGCAATAGTGCTGCCATTGAGCGTCGTGGTGCTGGTCGCGCCACTGACCGCCGAGCCAATGCTGATAGTCGTGGTCGAACCAGACAGACCAGCCGTGCCGATGTTGACGGTTTTGGTGGAGCCGGAGGTGGTTGCGGCGGCTTGAATATTAGTGGTCTGCGAAACAAAAGACCGTCCTATATATATGGTCCCGGTCCCGCTGCTGCCGCCGAGCGTAATAACGCCGGCTGTCTGATTTGTGCAAAGGTTTTGGGCGAGCGTGGTCGAGCCATACAGCAGTAATTGCCCGTTGAATACTGCGGTGCTATTTACTAGTAGGCTCTGTGCACCAATTGCGTAAGCATTAGTCGCCGTGACGTTCGTGCCCGCAGTAGGCGCAGCAAAATACGTCCCGTAGAGGTTCGTGACCGTAACGCCGGTATTGCTGGCCGCATAGGTCTGCGCATCGAACAAGTTCATGTATGCTGTCGCCACCGTGCCCGATGCTGCAGTAGTGTTGTCGGTGAATGTTGCCGCAGACTGGATCAGACCGACGCCATTGGTGGACCAAGCCGCAAGCGTAGCGCCGATGGGTGCGAAAGTAATGCTGCCATTGAGCGTCGTGGTGCTGGTCGCGCCACTGACCGCCGAGCCAATGCTGATAGTCGTGGTCGAACCAGACAGACCAGCCGTGCCGATGTTGACGGTTTTGGTTGAGCCGGAGTTAGTTGCTGCGGTCGCAAAACCGGCGGTGAGGTTGCCGGTTGTCCCTGTCAATGTTAGCTGGCTATATGCCTGCAAAGCGCCATTGAATGTAGCTGAACCAGCGGAAACAAAACTATCCACACCAAGTGCATAGGTACTCGTTCCAGAGACGTTTGTGCCGCGAACGGGATTTTGGAAATAAGTTCCATAAAGGGCGCTGACCGTAACGCTTGCGTTTGTTGCGGCATAAGTCTGTGCACCCAGCAAGTTCATGTAGGCGGTTGTTACGGTGCCAGAGGCTGCGGTGCTGGTGTCGGTGTAGGTCGTGGCGTTCTGGATCAGGCCAATGCCGTTGGTCGTCCAAGCCGCAGCGGACACCGCCGCGCCACCAATAGTCATAGTAGAACCAAATACTGCATTACCAGAAATATTAGCAAGTCCTGTAGATTTTAGTACTGAGGAATTTGCTATAAATGATGATCCAACAGAATGCGTCGTTGCATTGGCTGTAGTAAAATTAGCACTATTAGCAGCAGTGCTTCCAATTGATGGAGGAGATCCCCAAGTATAACCACCAAAGTATGTTGAATTGTTTGATGCCAGAGTGGCGACATTTGCTGACAGACCAGCAGTTGTCTGATACAAAGCTGCCGCATTAGAAACCGCATTGGTATAGGCAGTAGCAGAGTTGCCGGTAATCTGGCTCTGAAGTGTTGCTAGAGTTACGCTGCTAAGAGTTCCTGCATTTTGTGCATATACAGCATTGGCAGCGACGATAGTACCATTTGTGACACTATTAGCAACATAGTTGACTGCGTTGGTATAGGCTGTGCTTGAGTTACCTGTAATGGCAGAGTTTGCGGTGGATATTCTTCCGTCGGTATATGACGTTGCGTTTGAATATGCAGTTGCAGAGTTGCCAGTGATTTGCGTTTGAATTGTTGAAAGTGTCGCCCCACCTAAATTCAAAGAATTGTTAGAGGTGCCCGAGAAAGAAGTCGCATTGACAACCACATTAACCGAAGAGTTTCCTAAGGTTAACACAGTGCTATTAGCTAACAACCCACTTGATGTGGCATTGATTGTATTAATCAACAGTTGGTTTGTTCCGTTACCGGATGCCAGCGATACGTTAGCATTGAATGTTTCAATGCCGGAGAATATATTATTATTTGACCAGATTACAACATTTGCTGGAAGTTGTGCATAAGGAAGAGTTCCTGTAGTAATATTAGAGGCATTAGCAGCAAATGCAACAGCGTTTGCATAAGCAACACCAGCAACATAAGCCGCATTAACAACCGCATTAGAATAGGACGTAGCAGCATTGCCTGTGATTTGGTTTTGAAGTGTAGTCAGTGACACTCCACCCAGCAATCCGGCATTGGCTGCGTAAGTCGCGTTGGCGACAACAATAGAACCATTTGCTACACCGTTGGCTACATAGTTGACAGCATTGGTATAGGCTGTAGCAGAGTTGCCAGTCACCCAGGAAGACACATTAGCTAGCGTTCCCGCTGTATTGCCAAGGTATGTTGCGGAATTAGCACTTAGAATATTTGAGTTCTGATTTTGCCATGTATTACTATAAGCACTATATACCAGAACTTGTCCATTAGCCGTATTAGCTAATTGAACTTCTTGAATATCCGAAATTGATGGATAGTCTGTAATCCGAATTACAATTGAACCAGATCCGCCAGATCCTGCATTGATTACCGCAGCTATCAAGGTCTTGGGAGTTGGTGATGAAGGTTCGTTCTTTGTAAACCCACCAGTGACATTAGGATTATAGTATAAGAAGGTCCCGTCAGTCCAAGTTTCACCCGCCGAAGATCCAGTTGTATCAAATCCCTTCAGAATACCAAAGTTCTGAATCATACCAAAGCCGTTAGTGGGAATTGATTCAGCAGCAACACCAATAATTAATGACCCATCGGTGATGCCAGTAGAAGGTGCTGCAGTAATGACGCCAGATGCGCCAACAGTACCAGTAAACATCACCAACTGCCCTAGAGTGATAGCAGAAGATGCCTTGACATAGAAATATTGGCTCTCACCAATCTCTGGAGTGTTTGCTGTAAGAGCGGCTGTATTGACAGATAGAGATGATGTATTGGGTAAAGCCACAGTGATCGTGCCATTGGCATTATTGAACAAAGTTCCAGAGTTGGTCAGTGTTGGTGTAGTCCAAGAACTCATCTTGACACACCAGCATTGATTGTGACCTGACCTTCAATGATTCTGGTGACATTACCCAGAGGATCCTTGACAAGAACATCATAGAGATATCTTCCAGAGTCCATAGCATCGGAAGCATTAGCGGACAAAGAAAGAGAAATGATACCAGAGGAGTTGGCAGATACAGTAAAGTTGTATGCATTGGATGAGGTGTAGGATTTTCTCATCTGAGATTCTACGGTGTAAGAATCCAGATTGACAGGATTACCAGACGAATCATTTAGATTGATCTGAGTGTTGAAGGTTGTCCCCTGATCGATGCTCATGTTTACTCTGGTAGAAATGGTAGCCTCCTGTGATTATGATTATTTATGTTTTCTGTTCATAATTGCATTTTATGGCTTGACATAACTATCAAGTATGTTATACTGTATTATGCTCTGCATGAATCTATAATGATTCGAATCTAGAATAAATCTGGATTAGATTTAGCAAACTTTCTCATAATAACACCAGCAACTGCATTAGCCTCATTCTCATGATCTGATCCATCTGATCCATCAGTATGTCCTTTAGCATGATGAACTAATTCATGAGCTAAAGTTCTCATTACATCCATAGGATGTCTGCCATCAGTATTTAGTTTGATTGAATGTCCATCATAACAGCCAAATGATTTAAGTTCTTTAGATTCTTTACCAGAAATAGTATGAACTGGTGGAAGTTGTTTGAGTTTTAGATATTCCTGAGCAAATGGTAGAAATCTATTAAGGACTTCATCCACTTGTTTATGATTAATCTGCTCAACAAATTCTCTGAATGTTTGCATTTATAGATCCTTGTAATCAGTTAAAATAGTCGGAAATGGCAACCGCTTCAACATCCTCTATTGTATTACATGAGTTAATAAGGTCTGCAACTCTACACTCAGTAGAGAATGCATTTTGTATATATGATTTCACACTAGTATTAATTTGTTGAATATCTTCTGGAGTAAGCACAATAAATGTACCATTTGGCATCTTCCAGTTAATTGAAAATGTATTATTGGAGTTTAGATAATACTCGTTTCTGCTCTTATCATCGGTGGCGAATATATTCCCATTATAAAAAATTCCTTTTTGTTGGAATTCCCATCTTATATTTGCCAGAGTCTGAAGTGCATTAGTTTTGGATTGAGCCAAGATCTGTGAATATTGATCTTTTGTTAACGTTGTAATCTTCCAAGTCTGTGCCCATTGATCATCAATTAGACTTGGAGTATCTTCTGACACAATCTGATGAGAATCTGATACGACTGGTTTGTCTGTTGGAAAAATTACTACATATGGGTCTACCGGAACAAATTGTACAGGAAACGATATGTGTGGATTCTGTTGACGAATTGTCAACTCATCAACTGGATATTGCGTTATTGAACCATTTTCTACTAAAGCAAACATTTATTTATCCTTTACCATCTTATTACTACTATACCTTCGCCGCCAGATGCCACGCTGCCGCCACCTCCACTGCTGCCACCCTGTCCATAAAGGTTGCAATTGGAACCGTTGCTTGAATTAGTATCAGGAGAACCGGCTGAACCACCTATTGCCAGTGTAGCATTGGCTGTTCCTCCAGCACCATTGGCCCCAGCACCACTCAAACCAACTCCGCCGCCGCCAGAACCAGAAACAGCAAAGAATGCACCGCCGCCGCCACCGCCGCCAGAACCATTCGATCCATTTGCGCTAGATGGTCCGCCACCAACTCCACCAACTCCACTATATCCACCAGCGCCACCGCCGCCACCACCGCCAGAACCATTACCAGCCCCACCAGCCCCACCCGAGAACTTGATTGTTCCTATAGATGATGCAGAAGATCCACCAGCACCACCTGTATTACCAGAACCATTTGCGCCTGCTACCGCCAATAATACGGTATTTCCATTTAATGTAACTGAACTATTGGATGCTGAAAAGTAATATCCGCCAGTGACAACCACAGTCTGAGCAGATGCTACAGAGAAATTTGTTTGTGCAAAAGCTCCTCCACCACCCCCACCCCCACTTAAAACTCCTGTTCCACCGGATCCAGTAGCAACTGCATATATTGTTGTCATTCCTGTGACGACTGTAATGCTTGTATTGTTAATTGGGGTCGCGCCAGATGCTGTCACAGCTCTTTGTGTGATAAGCCTAAAATTGGCGGTTTGCGCCATATTTGGCGTTGCAACGGTGATGGTTGCTTGACTTGTTGTATTCGTCCCTAAAGTCCCTAATACGGCTGTTTGTTGAATATTAATAATAGTGTTTCCGCCCACAGTACTGTTAGCAGAAGTATATACAGATCCATTTGTTGAATATGTTGAGTTAGATCCACCAGATATTGATATATTAGCAGAAGTTAATTCTAGAGGGTACACCATAAATGAAGAACTAGTATTTACATTTGACCCACCTACTAATACATTGGTAGTTTTGGTGGGTTGGCCTTGAGTGCTAAATGCAAATACAGAATCTGTAAAGAGTCCTGTTCTTAGTGCCACAGTTGCAAAAGTGGCATTTACCACGCTCACTGTATTACCAAAAGATGCCGGTGTATAGGTGCCACGAGAATCTTGATAACCAACACCAACAAACAAAGAACTATAGTTGGTATTAGAAGCCCTATTTGAAGTAAAATATTGAAATCCATTGGATGTAACTATTGTATTATTGGAGTTCAACAGACAACTTAGTATAGGAGTTTTATCTGTAAAAGTCTGAATAGTAGCCGACCCGGTAGAAGAAGAGTTGCACCCTATTGTATTATTTACAAAAGCATCAATAAAAGTGGGAATAGATATTCCCCTAAATGAATATATCACACCAGATGTATTTGATGTTGTATTGATAGTCAATACATTTGTATTAGCAATTGGGTAAGCGGTGGATAATGAATATGAAGGAATTGGTTGACTTCCGGTAGATCCAGTATTACTATAATCAGATAATGTATATCCAGACACAAATGATGGATTTTTGTTTGAAACGCTTCCACAAAAAACAAATACGGCATCACCAACTTGAGTGCCTGTAGGAAGAGAAACTGTTCCATTGGCCGAAAGGAAAAATGTTGCAGAGTTTACAAATCTCCATTGAGGGGTTTCGTCAAATAGAGTATATTGTGGACCAAGCAACGACATTATCTAGAATCCTTACTCATCAATGTACCCCTCCATGTTATACCACCATCATTAGTGAAAAATGTCAAAATATCTACTCCAGAAGCAGTCAGTATAGGAGCAAGTCCGCTGCCCCATTTTGGAGTATTGGCCCAAACCAAGGTATTAGATCCTCCATTAGACAAAATCAATGTAAGCCCATATGCGGTATTTGCTGGAGTGCTCGTGAAATAAATATTTGCTGATGATCCATTCGCAGTTGCCAAGAAATAGTTTCCTGAAGCACAATTTATGTTAATATTATTAGTAGAAGCGATGGTGGTTGCAACAATTCCATAATTTCCGCCAATCTGTAAACTGGTGGCAGGCGCTGTGTTTTGAATTCCAACATTGCCGGTAGCAATGACACCAGAACTAAATGTCTGAGTATTTGACCATGTATATTGAGCCGAAGTATTTACCGCTGATGGTGCTGCACCCCATACATTATTACCATAAAGAATGGTTGTAGAGTTTGCTGTGCCAGATCCGAGTCTGGCGGGATTAATTGTTCCAGTTGCAATGTTGGTTGCATTTGTATAATATGATGCGGGTTGACTATTCAGAGAGCCAGTATTAGCTGCATATGTAGCGTTAGCTGCTACATAAGATCCATTAGAGAGACTGGCAGAAACATAATTGACTGCATTAGAATATGCAGTTCCTGCTGCAGATAAAAGTGTGGCTGCAGTATTACCACCAACAGTTCCAGAATTAGTTGAATATGTAGCGTTAGCTGCTACATAAGATCCATTAGAGAGACTGGCAGAAACATAAGCAATTGCAGCAGCATTAGCGGCAGCAGAATTTCCTGTAATATATCCAGTAATAGTTGAAAGAGATGCTGTCCCTAGAAGCAAAGCCGCCGCAGCAGTTCCTGAATAGTTAGTTGCATTGATACTTGCCCCATTAGTCAAGACCACAGTATTGGCATAAACATTATACCAAAACAGATTGCTTGTGCCTAGATTTAAAGATGTATTTGCCGATGGAACGAAACCGACATTTGACTGCCATGATGTTGTAGCATTGTTGAATATGAAAGATGCAGCATTTGTTGCATAAATTCCAGACCCATCTGATGCAGCAGCACTAATTGAGTTTGCTGATAGGTAAATTGCTTTATCTGAAGTCATGATGACCGAAGTATTTACATAAGTTGTGGCACCAGCAATTGTCAGATTACCAGATACAATCAATGATCCAGAAACGGTCCCTCCAGTTAGGGGTAGATAAAGTCCAGCAGCAGAAGCGGCGGCATTGGCAATAGCATTAGAGAATGCTGTGGCAGAGTTGCCAGAGATCCAAGATGTAATATTTGATAATGTTCCCGAAGAATTACTTAGATAACCAGACGCATTTGCAGTTAGAGTAAGAACATTAGCAGATAATCCAGCAGAAGTTTGATAAAGTGCAGCAGCATTAGCGACAGCATTAGCATATGCAGTCGCGGCTTTATTTGATGCATCTGTTGCTGCGGTGGATATAGCATTTGTGTATGCAACACCGGATTGATATGTGGTATTCGCTACGGAATTTGAATATGCAGTTGCCGAATTTCCTGTAATCCATGAAGAAACATTAGCAATAGTGCCGGATGTATTACCTAGATATGTGGCAGAGTTAGCAGATAGAGTGGCAACATTGGACACAAGACCAGCAGCAGTTTGATAAACTGCAGCAGCATTAGCTACAGCATTAGCATATGCAGTCGCAGCATTTCCGGTAATCTGACTTTGAATTGTTGCTAAAGTGGCACCCGAACCTTCTGCACCCAAGTAAGTGGCACCATTTGCTTGCCGACTAAATGATGTTGAATTGATTACAGAATTTACTGAACTGTTTCCAATGGCAATTGATGTTGAATTAGCAATTAATCCTACTGATGTTGCATTGATTGTTCCAAATGTCAAGTTGCCAGAGACCGCAACATTACTTGCAAGACTGATAGATCCAGAATCTACAGCGATTGAAACATTATTTGCGCGGATAACCAAATTAGATGATGTGCTATTGGAATATGCATTTATAACATATCCAGTTCCATTAGAACCCGCTTGTAATTGTGCATTTGCTACAATTGTATTTGAATTTAATGATACAGAAATGTTTGATGGATTTTTAAAAATAATTTTTGATGTTCCGGCATCATATGCTAGAACATACCCATCTGAAGGAGAAGTTGTATTAACTGCCACCCCACCAACAGACCCAGTATTAGCTGAATATGTGGCGTTAGCCGCAATAATAGAACCGTTAGTAACACTATTAGCAACATAATTGACAGCATTGGAATAAGCAACCCCAGCAATATAAGCCGCATTGGCTACAGCATTTGAATATGTTGTAGCAGAGTTTCCTGTGATCCATGACACAATATTGGCTAATGTGCCGAATGTATTACCTAGATATGTGGCACCATTTGCAGTTAGAGTAAGAACATTTGCCGACAGTCCCGCTGTTGTCTGATATAGTGATGCGGCACTCGATGCGGCATTAGCCACAGCATTTGAATATGCGACACCTGCAATATAAGCCGCATTAGCCACAGCATTTGAATATGCAACACCTGCTTGATATGAAGCATTAGCCACAGCATTAGAATATGCAACACCTGCTTGATATGAAGCATTAGCCACAGCATTAGAATATGATGTGGCAGCATTTCCTGTAATCTGAGATTGTATAGTTGATAGAGACTGGCCAGAAAAGAGAACTGTATTGGCTGAAGTTCCTGTATAAGATGTGGAATTAATAGAACCATTAGATACAGTATTTGTATTAAATAATAAAGTAGAAGAATTTGCTTGAAGATTTGCAGAAACTGTTGTACCAATATTCAAATTTGAAAGCGTACTTGATCCAGTTACACCGAGATTTGTAATATTTGCTATAGAAATATTCGAAGTGCCGGTAATAGTTTCATTTGTGATATTGGCAGTTGTTATAACAGAAGTTGCAACTGTTGCAGTTCCAGCTACACCAAGAGTTGCAATATTGGCTGTAGCAATATTGGCTGTGCCAGATGTTGTCGAATTTGTAATATTTGCTGTCGTAATCTTACCGGTGGCAATCGTAGCAACACCAGTTACACCAAGAGTAGCAATATTGGCTGTAGCAATATTCGAAGTGCCGGTAATAGTTTCATTTGTGATATTAGCAACAGAAACAGCGATATTTGCTACACCTTCTAAACTCGTCACATATAGAGTTGCAATGTTCGCAGCAGCAATATTTGCCAGACCAGTAAGAGACATATTTGTGATGTTGGCAGTTGTGATTGTAGCATTTGCTACTGATGCTAAAGAAGTTACACCAAGAGTTGTAATATTTGCTGTGGTCACATTAGCAAGAACAGCAGTAGCAACATTTAGAGTTGCAGTATTACTAACATTAATGTTGTTATTAAACACACCATTGTTAGCAAGAAGTCCTACAGTGTTGACATTAACAGAAGTATTGACAGAGCCTGTTACATTAAGATTTGCCGAAGTCCATGTCTGACCAGTTATAGTCAACCCCGAAACAATAGCAAGATTTGCTGCGGTATTGGCAGTGCCACCCTGAAGTCCTGTGCTGACATATAATGTGTTAGCGCCAAAATAACCATTGACATAAGCATTGCCGGATGTTACGTCTGGAGTAGATGATGTGTTGACAGTGAGAACTGTCGTTCCCATATCATAAATGATCTGATTGGTCTTAGTAAGCCAACCCGCAAAGGTGTCATATGTGGGAACGACATTTGCACTTATGTAATATGACTTAGACATTTATTTACCGCTCCCGGACAGTATCAGTGATTTTAATTCTTTTATCTGCGATCTAAGATCATTCAATTCTTGTTTATGCTCAGTTTGCAATTTTCTTTGTGCCCTAAGCATCTGTAACTCACTTATATTCTTATTTATCAAAGATAAATTGTTTGTGTCCCTAACAAAATTGGGATCATTAGTTTGAACTTTCATACCGATAGTGCAATTGCTTGCATACTTTGAACTTTTGGTGGAAGAGCAGAATTACTTGACAATAACACAATCTTAATTGCATATTGAATGAATGTATCATGAGCAGCACCATCAGGAGTATAATATCGAACAATACTGCTATTCAATGAATTCTTATAAGCAGAATAAGGAGTCGCCATTGACCCAATCACGGCAGAACTTGTATTACTAAATGAAATCGGTGTGTTCAGTGTGATTTGAGTATTACTTACGACGTTAGCAATATTATGAACTTCATATGAAGATGGGTTATTGCTATTATCTGTATATACAACAATTGTTTGATTATTGCTATAAATAGATTGCCAATTTGTATTAGAATTCGTGGCCACAATTGTAATAGAATTGTTTGTGGTAACAGTATCTGCTGTCTTGAATGAAATTGGATCTGTGGGAAGTCCAAATTGATATTCTTTCCAATCTTCAGAATTTGATGAATCTGAATATAAATTATTATTACTATACAGCGATAATTGAGACCAATACTTATTATCAAACGTATCGGTATCTGCGGAGTTTAATACTTTAACATATACCTGAATATCTGTACCAGCAGGTCTATATGCAGTTAAATATACTTGGAGGTCTTCTGCATCATTTCCATCGCCTAGAGTTACCACTTTAGAGATAGATTTTGCAAGGGCAGTTCCCTGATTTGTATATTCATTGGAAGCATCTGGCCCAATTACTGTAGTTCCAGTCAGAATAGATAGCTGACTCACATCGATTGATGGTGATGTTAATGCAGAATTTGATGTCAGAGATGCATTGAGAGTAAATGATTTATTTCCATTATAAGAGTTGATCTCATTTGTTTTTGATGCTATAATTACCTGATTATTTGTCAGATAAGTTGTTGCAGAAGTTGAAATTGAAGGATAATCAATATCAGCATATGTTGATGTCGTTGCATTAGCAGAATATGATACTGTGGTCCCTTGAACAGAAGAGTTATATACAATTGGCTGCATTGTCGATGCACTAATATCAACAACTCTAGAAATCAAAGCGGTTGCGCCAGATTGTGTTCCAACAATAACTCGGCTAGTAGAAAAATATGAGGGTGATGAAAACACATTTTGCCATGCAGTATTCGATGATGATCCATTTGAACTTGAAGTATCAAGAATCAATAGTTGACGATTTGTATCAACAGAAACTACTCGACCAACTGGTGTTGTTAGAGGAATTGCTGTAGCATTTGATGTCAATGGAGCATTTCTCAAAGTCATGGCAGTTGCGTTAATTATTGCGGATGGCCAAAGTACTTCATGAGCATCAACTGATCCATTACTCCATTGTGCAACAAGTGGAATTTTGTTAGTCTGATCTTGATATGAGGTAGTATATTGTAGATCAAACCTCGTTCCAGTTCCAATAACTGTATTAGAGCCAGCAGTAATAGATACAGTTCCTTTTGCGGGTTTGAAAATAACAGCCGCACTATTTGTCCAAGGAATTGAATTTGCTAACGATAGCGTATTATTGCCGTTGACTGCTGTTACTTTTGTGCTAAAAGCATTTGAAAATAACCCCCAATTTAATACATTATTAGCGGTATTTGGGCTTGGGGTTGATCCCAATACAAGAACATAATCTCCCGCACTAAAATCTGTTGATAGAGTATATCCACTAATATATGATGCACTAGTATTGACCCCAATTAAATTTGATGATGATGTCGTTGTAACAAATGCACCCAATGGCTGTGGCATTTGATAAACATATTCTCCCGAACTAAATGGAATATTTGATGTATTAGAATATGAAATAAATTCATAATCTTTATTAACGAATTTCGCAGTTCCTGTAGAGGCATAGTTTGCGTAATTATGTCTATATAAAACAAATTTTAAAAATTCTGTATGTATGGGTGTCCAATTAGATCCAGTTACGGCAGTATATAGAAACCCCTGACCCCATCTTCCGTCAACCCTTCCATGTACATCGTCTAAATCGCCAACAATAGCAGTATAAATGATGTAATCGGGAACCCCACCACCCGGAGTCACTGTTATAGAATAACTATAACCCGAACGGAGATATATTGGACTTGAAAATGTGAAAGTTGTCGCAGTCTGACCAGCAATATCATCATTTACGTTTGCAGCTTCTACAGTAACTTGAGAATATGGTAAAATTGTTGTGGTGGGAATTCCGCCAGTATCAACAGTTCTGATATCAATGGTCAAAGGTTGTGTTTGGTGTTTAGACTGAACAAATAAATCGACCGCAGAAAGATATAATCCATCTTGACCATCTGTTAAATCGGACCCAATATAAAAGGTCTGAGATAAGGGATTGTTGCGAGATGCATTCGCATCAATAGCCGTTGCCGTTCCAGATCCTCTTGTAGATAAAGTTACTGAGGATCGTGATCCGGGAGGAATTGTCGCAATAATAGCTGGTACGGGAGAAACAATTCCAGAATAATTAAACGCATTAAAATAACCAAATGCTCGACAAGAATGGTTTAATATTCTTTCGTTGTAATCATCTGCATCAATATAATGATCAAACACATGAAATTCTCTTGTTCCAATTTGGAACATTCCGGCTGGAACATTAAACAACCCAATTGCCTTACCTGTAGAGTCACTGTAAATCCAACCACCAAGATTTGTTATATGATAATCATCTGATGTTGGATTTAACAAAGATAAATCATAAGCAGCCGGTGAGCAATACGAAGATATGTTAATTCCATCAAAAAACAAAGATAGTTTTGTGTTTGGTTTTAATCCATGCACGGTAAATCCGATGGGACGGGAAGCGATATACAAAGGGGTGGTCGTTGTGCTGATAAATTGCCCAACGCTATTGTTTGCATTATTGTTGATGTTCTGTGGAACAATACCAGTCGTAATACCCATTTATTGCCTCTTTATTTTTTGGTGTCACTCAGAACACTGATTATGTGAGTTGGAAGTGTAATCGACGGAGCCTCAGGACGAGGAGATGTCGTTGGCACTTTCAGAATATGACTATCTATATTTAATCCGGGCATTGGATTTCCACCAGAAGACCCAATAAGATTTGTAGGAACCGAAGTATTCCACGTTACAGATGTGTTTGGTGTTCCAGTTGTAACACCCTTATTATCGCGTCCAAACATAGAAGATGTAATCTGTTTGTTTGCTCCAATTGGTGTTCCTGCAACTGTTGTTGCTAAACCGGGTGAAGCATAAACATTGCCATTCACAGAGAACCAAATTCTACTTAGCCTTGTCTCTGATAATCCGCCACCCAAACTGCAAGTCACCCCCATTGTATGTGAGAATGAATAATATTGACCGGCTATCAGATTAATTGTACTGGAGTTTGTTACTACAGGTGTGGTTGCTGATGTAGAATTAATAATTACTTGATTACCAACTTGTAAGACTACACCATCTTTATGTCCGCAAGTGAATGTATATGTTCCAGTTTCTGGAGCAATAAAATATCCAGAATGAATCATTGAATATGGTCTAATTGTTGGTGTAACTGCGATCATGCCACCAACAAGGGTTGCCATAAGAGACACACCAAAATTCCTATTAAGAATTCCTGCCGCAGCCATTTCTGTCATATAATCAAACTCAATAAATGAGTTGAATGCGGCCCCAGTCAACAGTCCAGTATATCCAGAATATAAAGTATATGGTGAATACCAACCGCCATATGTTGATGGTATAAAGATTGAAACGCCAAGCTGCCCTAATGTGTATGGAGGTGGCGTCGGAACGATTGGACAGAAATTTAATTCTGGATATCCATAATAGCGCGAATGTAATTCTAGGCATCCATCAAAATCATAATGTCTGTCAGAACATTCTCTGCTTTTCGATTTAAATTTCTGAGTCATGAACGCATTTAATGATGTGTTACCAGCATTTGTATTCAGAAGCGTAATAATATTACCCGTTTGAGTTACATTTGTGCCAGAAGCATAAGTCAGACCAATTGGTGTTTGTGCGGTTCTTGGAATAAGTGCATTTTCACTTGGACTTAATCCTGCTCTAAATTCAGGGTTTGATATGTCCAGAGAATCTGTAGTTGAGAAATTATCTACAAAAATACCATTCTTAAACCGATTTGCGCCTGTAACAGACGATTGAATGCTCAATGCGCTTGCATTTGATTCTAATAAGTTCAAAGAAGTGTAATATTCAAGATTTTGAATACGATGATCTAGAGTAGCAATATCACTCATTTTATAAACTCTGGTTTGATTTAGTTGTGTGCTGTTTACCAGATAACTTTGAGCGGCATTGGAATTTAGATTTGTTGTTGCTAGAGATGGATAAACCGGCACAGAAATTGTCGCCAAAGTCATTGCGTCTTGTTTATCGGCAGGAGCAGATGGGGTTTCTTTTGCAATCCCTTCTACTACTGAATATGACCCATAAGAGTTAAGCATCAATTTATCAATTCTTCCAACATAATATTTAATGCTATAGTTGAATTGCTGATTTGGAGCAGCCAGATAATTTTCTGTGGCAGCAAAATTTGATGTATATGTTGGATTGATTATAGAGTTAGATACAGCAGACTGATATGCAGCAGTATTTTGAGCAAACGGTCTGAAATCAATACAATCCCTTAGATTATAATAATTACCTGAGGTATCGGTAAATGAAGGAATGTTTTCATATCCAATATTTCCATTATTAATAATAGTGGTGTATGAATCTACCGAAATATATCCTTTACCAGTATTTTGAGGATAAAATGCATCAAACACAACTGTTAGTAGATCATTTGGTCCGATACCAACATTCTGATAATTTGAATTATGAACAAGGAAAGACTGGTCGAAAAATGCGTCTTTTTGTCCATCTTTTACATTAAACGCAAAGGTTATATCGTCTACGGAATTTGTTGAATAATACCCATAGCTAAAGATCTGACTTGTAGTAGTTGCAGTAGCTGCTGACGATAATTGTAAAGCTGTGCTATTAACTACATTAGCAGTCGAACCAGCAACAATGCCGGGACCAAAAACAGACACTCCATTAGCAAATCCTGTGGTATTCGTTATTATATATGTGTTTCCAGTTGATGAGTTTGCAGTGAATGTTCCCACATTTGAAGATTTATATACATTACGAAGATTGTACACATATGGGATACCAAGGCACCATGGACCAGTGGATCCTGCCGAGTTGTTAGACACATTAATTCTAACAGCAATACTTGTATTAGCCTGTAATGCTCTATCCGGATCGCTTGGAATTATTGCATTATAACTAACAGATAGGTTCATATTGGCAACTAAAGTCTCTGGAGATCCGTTGGCCGCAATCAGAGAAAGTTGTAGTTGTTGGCTATTTGTATCTAGAATTGATGCATATGATTGTCCTGATAAATTGATAGGGACATTTACAGGATAACACTTATTATGAGTAGAAGAAGCATTCGAATTAAATGCGCTATCAACCGACATTGATGAACTATTGATAACAGTTACAACTCTTCTAACAGTATTTGCTACGTTGATATAGTCGCCGGTATTATACTCTGTATTAAAAGAAGTTGTGTTTCCGGTTGCATTTTTTACGAGCGTATTTGTAGAATATACGGTAACGTTTCCGGTCTTAGTCAGAGACACATTAGCAAAATTAGCACCAGACGAGAATGATGTAGGAACGATTATCAAATCAGAAGTTGCTTGAGATGCAGGAATTATTCCTTGTGTATATGGGAATTTATACGATCCAGTTAATCCAATAATATTTGAATTACCGGTTGTATAATTGATCAAAGAATTTGCATTGCTTCTATATGTATAATTAGGAAGAACGTTTGTGTTACTTAAACTTGCAGATCCAACCTTTCCAGTATCAAACACCAAAGATGATTTGGAGGGAAGTTCAAGAACTGCAATATTGGTGTTTGATGTTGTGTTGCGGGTTAATACAATATCAGCAAGACCACTATTAGTCGAGTATATGGCTTTAACGCTGGCAAATGTTTTGCCAGTATTCATTCTGATGTCTGCAAGATATGCTTTATATTGTGCAGTTGGAGTTCCAGACTGTCCTCCATAATATACCAAGGAAATAATTTTTGCAGTACCAATCGCATTACCATTTGGCGAGAACGTGGGACTAAATGTATCACCAGATACTGCATTTTGTGCAGTATCATATAGAGTTACAATAGCACCTGTAGTTGTTGGAAATGCACCAACCATTTGTTGGACTAATATTGAGTTGTCATAGTTTACGCTAATGGTTTGATTTGCAGAAACCTTTGTGTCAAGACCTTTACGGACAGGAGTTCTGATATTATTCAGTTGCTCAATTCTATGTCCTTCGATATAAGCAAGCCCAGCAGAAGCAACAATAGAATTGTAAGTGCTGTTGGAAGATTCCATATGAATGCGGAAAGGATTAATTGTAAAGTTTCCAGCTTCTTCATAGGTACGACGAGCAAATTCATTCCCCAGAGAACTATATTCAGTTTGCTGAAACGACTTAGTTATATTACCATTTTCCCATTCAACGAGAGAAAAGAAGTTTGAATTGGGGGTAGCATTTGTAGAATATTCTACTAATGTAGGAATAAGTTGTAGACGATCTGCTCCGGGTGCATTATAGTTTGTTGATCCAGTAGCCTGATCATACAGATTAGAATCTTGATATGTTGTAACAATATTTTCTGCAATATTAAAACCAACAGTCACCTGATCTGGTTGATTTGAATATTTGTCAACAATCACAGAAGTATTATTTTCAACTTGAATGAAATGACCTTTTTGGTAAACAACACCAGATGATACAGTCATTAAATATCCAGCACCAACTGAATTTGATACGGATGCAATAGTTACATCACCATTAGAAAAATAATTGGTCGAGTTTGCATATGTTGGATTTGAATTTGTATAGAATTGAAGCTGTTTTCCTGATGGAAATTGTTGAACATTATTGATACCAGAATTAATATATTTAAAATATAAAGTTTTTAAATTGGGATCATTTGATTGATAACCATCAATAGAATTTACGCAAATTGCATATAGGTTTGATGTGGATTCGTATGCTAATAGTCCGGGATATTGAGTTACATCAACTTCAGCATTATCGATTGGCCTAATGTCGTTAATTTTGGTGTAATAATAATTTACATCAAAGTTAAAATTACATCCTTTGATGATTGTGCCTGTAGCATAAATGTTGTCACCAAAACGCTCGACCTGATTTTGGAGAATGTCCTGAAGCTGAGTTAATTCTCTAGCCTGAACCGAAACGGAGGGCTTAAAAAGGATACGATGATAGTTATCTGCTAATGCGTTATTAGCATCATCATAATAAGGAGAGACGGAAAGATCAGTTTCTAAACCCATTTTTTCTTATCCTATTGAGTGGTTCATGAAAAACCAACAATTAATTTTACAGTTTCTGATTGCAGGCTATTTCTTGTTACAGGTTGTATATTTTCGACATAAAGTATATCGCCAGTATATGGAACTAAATCGCTGGATATAACAGAATTTAACTGAATACTTACTGATCTACTAGCATCATCATAGATGTATTTATAATGTCCGGATGGAACATCTGAAGTTGTAAAATTTCCCTTAACTTCAGTAAGATATATGTAAGTGTTGCTACCGCCAGTGTCTATTTCTTGGATATATCCATAGCCCTGATCAATTCCACCAAAAGTGGTAACAATTTTTTCACCAACTGAAAATGTTCCCCCACTCAAAGAAGATGTTTGACAAATAAGTTGTACTCTATTATTAAATACAGACGATTGTCCTGAAATAGCAGTGACCAATACGTTATAACTTGCCCCAAATGCTTGAATGCCGTTTGCATAAAATCCAGTTAGAATATCTGAAGTGTTGAATATGCCAGACACGTTGGATAAAGAATATATCGAACCAGAAGTTCCTCCAGTAATAATTCCTTCAGCACCACTGTTTGACCCATGAATTGTTCCACCGCTTAAAAGCCCTAATGCAGGCGGGGCAGAAGAATAGGTATAAGTTAATCCAACATTAGCATAAAGTGGATTGGCAATAATGCCAATTCTACGATATTGAGATCCAGTTCCGGGTATTTTTCCACCTTCATTATTAGCAAATTTTGTAGAATATGCTAGATATGTTGCATCAAGTTCTGAAAAAACATCATATCCATGTCCACCACGAGGAGAAAGTATTGCCCGAACAGATGCATTATTTGCAGCAATCGATGTTGTTCCGGTATTTCCTACAATACCAACATTGGCATAACTATATCCAGATCCTTTACTAAGAACTTGAATTGAGGATAAAACTTTAGTATTTGGGTCGATTACAGACAATCCTGTCGCACCAGTCCCATCACCACTAATAGTGACTCTGGGAGAGATTATATATTTTGATGTATAATCGGGCAATGTTGGAAATGCATTAGCCAAAAGAACTCTTCTTGAATTTCCTGTAACTACATATTCGCTAACAACACCAACCTGCCCAGCACCAGTTCCTGATGAAATGTATAAAGAACACCCATTATAAAAATTAGCATTAGAAGAAATATTAGGAGATGTTGCATCATATACAGAAGACTTTGAACCAGAAGTATATCCCGTAATAGTATTTACGGTAGGTTCAAAAATATTATTAACATTTCTCAAAGTTAAATGTGAAACGGAGTTATTTACTGTCGATTGTGAAACCACTGTTCCTGTGACAGTCATTCCCCCATAAATTTGAGTTACGGTTTCTCCAACGTTGTATGTATTAGAGCTTATAGATAGAATTGTTGTGTCTGATCCCTGAAGACCAAAATATTGTGAATTGCCACCAACTGCAATGTCTGTGAAATATCCGTTGGTGTATGAGTTATAGTTACTTCCGCCAGATATAATCGAATATGTTTCAATGGCACCAGATATAGCATTTCCTTCAACCGCGCCATTAGATATCACAGGAATAAATTGCGATGTGGCAAAGGCGTCATATTGTGTACTATTGATACTATATAAGTATTTCCATTGGTATCCATCTGATGTGACATAATATACAGAATCTGGTGAAGTCTGAGAAAGTAATGGCTGAACTGTCGATGGGATTCCTCCAGCATTATTTAAACACTTAAATACGTTATATTGACCAGCTTCTTGTGTAATAACATAAAAAGGCTCATCAAACAAATTGATATCTTGATCGTCATACATATTATAGACAGTTCCGCTAGTCCAATCATATCTATTTGCCATTAAAGAAATTCCAGCGGGACCAACATAGTTTCCAAATAAAATCTCATTATTGATCTGATATTCATTTAGATAAACCGAATTGTCTAAATTGGGGGGCGATACATCATTTGGCCACGGTGTCGCTTTTGCAGCAAAGATATAAAACTGCCCAGAGGATGCAGGAGACGATAACATCCAAATATTTCTGCGGAGACTAAAATTGACAGTATTGCTAATGCTCATTTATTAAAATCCTATAGCCCAATATGCTACGTTAGCAGCAGTTGCAGAAGTTGTTCTAATTGGAGCAACTGTCGTATTAGCAGGTTGCATTAAATATGGACCTGTAGCTGCCGAGCTTACTGGAGTCAACCAAACATGAAAACACGCAGTTGCAAATGGACTGGAAAAACTTACATTTGCAACAGAAGAATTTGCAGAAACCCACCCATAATTTGCCTTCATTCCATTAGGAAGATAGGTCCATCCATTAGCAGCCTGAGCAGAAGCAGTTCCTCCAGACCCAAGCGTAAATGTATTTGATGTTATATTTGCGGTATATGTGTTTACGATGCCCGCAGTAGTATTTCCAACTACAATACTAGATCCAGTCATGACTACACTGGTGTTTGTTGTGGTATTATATATACCCTCAACCGTAGAGTTTCCAAATCCATAAACTGTGGCATTACCTACTTGATATGTCGATGAGGTGAGAGTTGCTACAGAAATATTTGCGGTTGAGTTTGCGGTAACTAGCGCCTCAACCGTAGAATTGCCCAGTCCATAACTAGTCGAATTTCCTGCAAAAAAATGTGTTGAATTAGAGAAAGTATTTACGGTTGAGTTTCCAACACTATATTGTATAGAATTGGCTAAAAATTGACCAATAACAGAGCTTCCATATATTGATAATGTGGTTCCAACTACAACATTACCAGATATATTTGCTGCCCCAGTAACTGCTAAAGTTGCATTGGGTGCAGTATTACCTATACCAACATTACCAGTTGCGGTAATACGAACTCTTTCATTGGCGGCTAAGGTTCCCCCCGTAAAAAAATTAATATATGCAGCACTAGCAGTACCAATAGATAAATTGGTACTACCCGTGTACAAATATCCATCAGATGGACCATTAATGGTCCATGCGGAATTTGACCATGTGCTGCCATTAATTCCCATATCAACAAAATTACTTCCAGATAAACCGCCATTATCATAAGCAGCAAAATCTGAAGAAGTGTTTCCACCTGTATTGGCATTTGTGATAACAATGTCTACTGAAGAGTTTGAATTTCCATATCCAGCAACAACTGATGGAGTCCCCAGAATTGTGTTGGATCCAATTTGTACATTAGCAGTCATGTTACCAAGAGACATAATTCCAGAATTGCTGATAGACATCAGGACCGTGGTATTACTAACTGTTGTTGAATTTCCTGCATAAACGACGAGACCATCATTTTGGCCGACCATGATACGACCAGACCCAACAACATAATCTATTGTAATGCCATCAGAAACTGGATTAGTATATGCAGAATTGGCCGAAATTCCTCCAGACAAAACCGTATCCCCAGATTTATACACAGTAAACTGGTTTGATCCATTGTATGTCAAATTTAAAAGTGCCGAATTTGATGTTGAGGCGGTATCAGTAACGCTCATGCCGATACCAACAGAATCGATGGAATTATTATTCCAGTTATCTGTCATCTGATAGATATACGTATTAGCCATCTGTTATCCTCTTAGCAATACAATATTACCGATTCTATCGATAATTTGATTTGAATTTCTATCCACAACTTGTTCATATATAAATCCAATTGATGATGAATATCCAATAAGCGGTTTAGTTGTTTCAGAACTAATGCTCACAGAACCAAACATCTTAGTGCCAACAACATGTGCAAGCTGTTTAACAATATCAGCATATTTATCCATAGAAATTTTCGATCTTATTTCATATGAAAAATCTTGATAATATGTGTCATCTATGATATATTTATCGGAATCTAAGAAGCCACGAGTATCTTTCCAATATCCCAGACCAATTCCTTGATAGTTTACATTTGCTATACCTTGAATTTCATAAGGATTATTATTGTTCTGAAGAATTATAGTATTATTTGGTTGGTGTCCGTATCCGGAATCAATGATTTGAAGAGAAGTTGCAATACCAGTGGCTGTAAATACATTTGAGACTACAATGGCATTATTGCCCATATCTAAAGAATTTTGATTTTGAGATATTGAAGTGATCGTTGCAGTTCCTCCAGATGAAGAGGTAATGGTTGTTCCAGTTACAAATGATTGATTAAACGTTTGCCGTTTAACTTGAATTGCTGCATTATTTGAAGATACAACAACACCAGCAGCCAGAGTTTGTGATGTCAAAGATGTTGCAGTAGAGACACTGGCAGTAGCATTAGAAGTCAATCCAACAACATTATATCCCGAAACAAAACTTCCTTTGATATTTTGTAGCACCAAATATGTTGAGTTTGCAGTATATATTGTACCATATGAATTTGCGGTTCCGTTACTTTGTGTAACTCCTTCTCCAATATAGGTCGAATTTGCTGCCTTAAATGAAGTTGTATTTCCGGTTATGGCCAAGGTTTGAGTAGGGATATAAAATGTTGAAGACACCACATCGTTTACCGCAATAATCCCTGTCAGCCCTGTTATACCAAGAATAATATTTTTTCTTCCAGCGGCGGCAATAGGATCATCCCTAACTGCAACAAATGGAGTTGCAGTATAATTGTTTCCGGGAGCGATTCCAGTCAAAGAACCTATAGTTCCGATGGTATATAGATTTGATGCCAAAACATCATTAATGATATTATTATATCCAAAACTGTTATTTTTTGGAAATCCATATTGACCTATATTATAAACAAAATTTGTGGTAACACAATTAGCTAAAGAATTTGCTGATAGGTTTAGGATTGTATTATTTGAAATTGATGAAACCGTTCCAAGGTAATTGTTTCCAGATGAGTTTGATGCGTATATACCAGATCCAACTATAATATTTCCTATAAACGTTGTTCCAAATCCAGTTACGACATTTGTGGCAGAATTTGTAGTGATACTGCCCGCAATAGTAAGCAGCCCAACATTAGAATTTCCTCCACTAATAACCATATTCAAGTATGGAATTTGTGCAGAATCAACCCCAGAAATCATATCAGTATAAAGGAATTCCTGCTCTGTATTATACAGAGTTCCAATTCCAAATGTTGCACCAGACCCCTTACCAACAACTAAAGAATTTGCGGTGGTTCCGGAATTGCTTACAGTATATGCGCCGTTTCCATAAAATGTATTAATTACATTATGAATGCCAATTGCAGTAGAATTAGTTCCTGTTATAACTGCTTGTGAAGTAGTATTTGTAAAATTAAATCCATCCAGAACTAAACTGTTTGCATATGTAGCAATATTAGCAGATAACCCAAAGTTACCATTGGTTACACTAATTGCCAGATTATTTCCTGATGTTGCGACAACAAATCCACTGGCAATCAGAGAGTTGTTTGTGGCATATCCATATAAATTTGATCCAACTAATTGAACAGTATTTGGGTTGGTGGGATACGATACCAAAATGAATACATTAGCCAAGGGCTGAGTGATTGTATCAAATGTTATATATGAACCAGAAACATTATTAACAGTTAAAACGTTATTGGAAACATGAACTTGAGAAGAGTTTGTGGTATATCCAGATCCACCATCAATTAGATTGAAAGTAACTCTTCCTGTATTATTGGCAACAGATGCAACTCGTGCGGACCCATATTGACCACTATCTGAATATGTAATATTAAATATATCACCAACATTATTATTGGCACCACCGTTGACGATTGATATTTCAGTTAAAGACCCGGTGATTATTGGAGCATCCGCAAAACTTCCGTTTTCGGTTACGAGTTCGCCAAATAAAAAGCTTCCTTCAATAGAACTTAAAGTTAAAACATCGATAATTCTACTTTTAATAATTATAGTATGAACATTCTCAACAAATGCAGTAGAGCCAGACTTAGATCCAACAATTTGCTGTCCAATCATAGCGATTGTTCTAGGATTATGTTCTACTTCAATATATTCCGGAACATTCCAAACGCCATCAGACGCTTTTAGAATATCCTTTCCGGGAAGATATACATTGATATCATCATCAAATAATAACCTGAATAAAAGTTGTAGCCCCTGAGTGCTACCTTTAGATTTATAAAAATCCTTAATGTGTTTAATCAGAAACTTTTTATTTGCAAAGGTAATTGCAGGAAATTGTTGAAGAAACTCGTAAGTGAAACTACTCATGAACTGATCTATAGTAGTATCAATATCTTTATAATTCATTAAATTTCTGGAGGCATTTATTGTATATCCTTGTTGCTCCATCCATTCATAATATGCTAAAATAAATGCGACAAGGTTTGGCCCATCAGTCTCATAAAAAGATGGAAATTGTTGAGCAACAATATCAGATATAAATTGATCGATATTCATTAGTTTCTAATTCCTGTCACAGTAACAACTATATCAGATGCTTCTGTACTCAAAATCATATTTCTGACAGTAGAACAATCATCAACTACCGTTGTGGCATATATTTTCATATGTGGGGAAGGATATGCCGATACATTAAAATTCACCAAATTTATAATACCATTAGTATAATCAACTGTTCCGGCAGTTCCTACCACAGTCTGAACTCCACTAATAGTTGATACAACTTTAAGGGATCCTTTAGAGTCATCAATAATAGAACAATTTAAATTGTTATATGTAAAAATGCTAGATGATATCGTTCCCGGAACAAATTCATTCTGATAACTTAGTGCCTGTGAGAATGTTGTGTTGAGTGTTGGAGTCAACACTTTCATTAACTGAGTTGTTGTTTGTTGATCTGTGATAGATGAATCTGCGTTGTCGATTGCTGATAAAAGCTGACTGTATCTAAATCTTGTTTTGAATTTATTTAGGTTATTTGTTGCATACGTATTGATGGCATTCAACACTAATGTGTGGATATCAGATTCTCCAGCAGAAGAAATATTCTGGTTATATGAAACGTTTGTCGTAATCGATACATATGTGTAATCACCAGAAATTACTTCTGGAGTAATACCAATTGGAACTTTGTTTATTAGGAATGATTGAATTTTGTTTTGTTCGACTTGAGAAAGTCCTATTTCATTTGAAATATCGACAGATATATAAACCGTCCCATATTGTGGTGGAGAAGCTTCATCGCCTCCATAAACATACACATCCCTAATCTCTGGAAACTGAGCAAAAAGAATTGTTCTATAATCATCAGAAGTCACTGCACGATCTAAAGTTTGATATGATTTTGGTGCATTAAATCTAATTGAAGATATTGATTCTGGTTGCATTCCTCCTGCCGCTGCGATAATATTGGTATTAGAATCATTACTAGTCGATACAAAATAATTTGTATATCCTGCAATTGCGCTTGAGCACTTAAATTGAGTCACTCCATTGGGAGCATCCATATTACATACGCGATAATTTGCACTAATTGTAGAACCATTTACAGGAGATAATCCACTAACCCCATCCCCAAAGACAATCTCATAATTGTTTGCGGTTGCCTGTAGGAAATATGCTGGAGTTGTGGTTGTAACTCCTAGAAGATTTGTATGATATTCCCATTGTTGATTTAATCCACTAGAATTGGTCAAATATACTTGTAATGATGTTGTATCAATATTTGGATTCGAAAGAATAAATCTTTGGTCTGAAACTGCGGTGTTGACTGTAAAAGTTTCTGTGACGTTTACGCCTTCAACTAAAAGTACATTTGTAATAGTGTATGTATTATTAAGTGGGACAATGTGATTATCATTAGATGTCAAGAAAGTATAGCTTCCGCCATTACCATCTGTTGATTGAAATACCGTTCCTCCGGGAATTGTGATAGTTGTAGGAGAATCTGTTGGAAAAATTGTGATATCAACATATGCTTCTGCAGATCTGGCAGATCTTGGAATATAGTTGATATCTTTAGCATGACTGACCACACTATCTCTAAGTGTAGCGGTATCCATAAACATCTCGTTCATAACCATATTGGTATAGAAGCTATTAATATATGTGTTGTAAGTTAACAAGTCAATTATAGTCGAGATATTAGATCCCTCAAAATTATAATCTTGAAATTTCGATTGATTTTGCATGAACTGAACAAAATTTGCTCTAAGGCCAGCAAAATCTAAATTGTTGACAGCAAGTGTGTTATTAGCCATTAGCGAACCCTTACCAGCGAAGTTGTGATTGTTATTGGTGCTGGATTATTTATGATAGAAAATGTAAGCGTAATATCGATTGAGTTATGATCTGGATCCCCATTAACCACAATGTCTAATATCTCAACTCTTGGCTCGTAGTTTTTAATAGCATTCGTTATCTCATTAGTCATCTCAACTTGAGTGGTAGGCATAAAATTTTCAAAGAGAAAACGATTTAGATTAGCACCAAAATTAGGAGCATATGGGACTTCATAATTATTTGTCTTGAGAATTTTCATCACAGAGTTTATAATAGACTGCTCATTAGTAACACGGGCAAGATCATTCGTCATAGGATTCTTTTTGAAATCTCTAAG